AAGAAACCAAGCCGCGCCGCCGTACCCGGGCGCGCAAGACTGAGGGCTAAGCGTGGCCGTCGAGACCGCTGATGATCGCCTCATCATGCTCGCTGACTTCGGCGTGGCGGCGACCTATACGCCATCCGGCGGGTCCGCCAGCAGCATCACGGTCATCTTCGATAACGCCTATGAGGCCGTGGACACCGGGGGCGGCGTTTCCTTTGCCGTCCGCCAGCCCCGAGTGACTGCCCGCACGGCTGACGTGCCGAGCGCCTCGGAAGGCGACACCCTCGCAGTCGAGGGCGTGACCTACGTTATTCGCATTGTGATGCCCGACGGCACGGGAATCACCGAGCTCATGCTTGAGGCGCCCTGATGGCTCACGTTCGCAAGCTGATCCGCGACAATATCGAGACCACGCTGACGGGGCTTGCGACCACGGGCGCTAACGTCTACCAGACCCGGGTCTATCCCATCGCCGAGGATCGCTTGCCCGGCCTGGCCATCTACACGAGCTCCGAGGCGACCGAGTACGCCACGATCAACCCGCCGCGCACGCAGCTGCGCACGCTCAGCGTGAGCGTGGACGTGTACGCCAAGGCAGTGACGGCCTACGATGACCTGCTCGACGCCGCGTGCGTGGAGATCGAGGAGGCGCTCTACACCGACCGCACCCGAGGCGGGAACGCGAAGGACACGCGGATCATCGCTTTCGACAGCGACTTTTCTGGCGACGGCGACCAACCCGTGGCGCGGGCCACTCTGACCGTCGAAGTGGATTATGTGACCATCGAGAATGACGTGGAGGCGGGCGTATGACCCTGGTGGAAATGAGCGACGGGCGCGAGACCATTATCCGCGTGCGCCCAGATAAGGTAGAATTGATGCAGTCTAAGGGCTGGGCCGTGGTGGCCGAGCCTGCTGAAGTGCCGGCACCCCCGGCTGACGATGACGCCCCAGTGGCATTGGAGGAAGAATAATGGCAACTCACAAGGGCAGTGAAGGCGTCGTCAAGGTCGGCGCAAATACCGTGGCCGAGGTCCGCAGCTGGACCGTCGCCGAGAGCGCTGACACGCTCGAGGATACGTCTATGGGCGACACGGCGCGCACGTTCAAGTCGAGCCTCACCACGTTCACGGGCAGCCTGGACGTGTTCTGGGACGAAACCGACACCAACGGCCAGGGCGCTCTGAGCATCGGCGCGGAAGTGACCTTCGCGGTCTATCCCGAGGGCGAAGCCTCCACGGACACCTACTACACGGGCACCGCTATCGTGACCGAGGTGAGCCGCACGGCAGCTTTCGACGGGCTGGTCGAGGCATCGGTGAGCCTGCAAGGCACCGGCGCCCTCACTGAGACCACGGTCTAAGCATGAGCACTTTGCTGGAGAGGGCAAAGAGCCATTACAAGGCCAAGCTGAGCGCCGAGCCGCGTGAGCTGCAAATCCCCGAGTGGGAGGCGACGGTTTACATCCGGCCCGGCATCAGCCTCCACAATCTCGGCGAGATCATGGAGCTGGCCAACGCTGGCAAGAGCGCCGAGGCCATGGTCATGACCCTGGTGCATCGCCTGATTGATGGCGAGGGGCGGCCGGTCTTTCGGAAGATCGAAAAGACCGAGCTGCTCCGCTCCGTCGATCCTGACGTGCTGGCGCGCATTGTCGGCGAGATCAACGCCGAGGATGCCAGCGCGGAGGACGTGGCGGGAAACTGAAGGGCGATCCCGACCTGCAAATGCAGTTTGCCCTGGCTGAGCATTTGCACAAGACGGTCGGGGAAATTCGCCAGATGGACTACAGGGAGTTTCTGGGCTGGGCGGCTTGGTTTGAGATGAGGCGGGAAAAGAATGGCTGACCAAAAGACCGTCCTGACAATCCTGGCGAAAGACAAGACCGCCGCAGCGTTCAAGAGCATTCAATCGGGGGCCGCTGCTACCCGCAAGAGCATCAACAGCCTGACGCCCGTCTTTCTCAAATTCGGCTCCGGCGCGGCAACGGCAGCCGCTGGAGCTCTCGCTGCCTTCACTCGGATGTCGATGATCAGCATCGACAATCTCGGCAAGACTGCCGACAAGTTGGGCACCACGACCGAAACATTGGCGGGCCTCCAGCACGCAGCAGAGCTCACCGGCGTATCTACAGAAACGATGAATATGGCCCTTCAACGCATGACCCGGCGCGTGGCCGAGGCTGCCGTCGGGACAGGTGAGGCCAAGGGCGCCCTCGAAGAGCTCAACATCGACGCGGCGCAGCTGGTGAAGCTGCCTCTTGATCAGCAGATGGCCATCGTCGCTGATGCCATGCAGGGCGTGGGCAGCCAAGCTGACCGCGTGCGCCTCGCCATGAAACTCTTCGATTCCGAGGGCGTGGCGCTGGTTAATACTCTAGGCGAGGGCTCGGCCGGCCTGAAAGAGATGATGATGGAGGCCCAAGCGCTGGGTGTCGCTCTTGGCCGCGTCGACACCGTGCAGGTGGAGCAGGCGAATGACGCCATCGAGCGGACCAAAGCCGTTTTTCAAGGCGTGGGCAATCAGCTGGCCGTGGCCTTCTCTCCCATCATCGAGCACGTCGCCAACCTGATCCGCCAATCAGCCCTCGATTCCGAGGAGTTTGGAAGCATCGGGCAGCGCGTAGCGAATGCATTGGCGAGAGCCTTTGGCTTCGTCGCCGATGCGGTCCTTGGTCTGCGCCTTGTGATCAAGAACGTGCAGATGGGCTTTGCCATCTTCATGCAGTTCCTGCTCGGCGGGATGGCCCAAGCAGCCAAGGCCGTCGACTTCCTCATTGAAAAATACAACGTGCTCGCCCGCGCCTTCGGCATGGATGAGATCGAGACGAGCGTGAGCGGGACGCTGGAGGGCCTAGCCGACGCCTTTGGTCGTCAGGCTGACCTAATCCGCCAGCAAATCACCGACGCGCTGGCTGACGGCCTACCTTCTGAGCGCATCATGGCCACCCTTGAGGAGATCACGGTGGGCGCCCGCAAGACGGCGGAGGAGCTCGCAGGTGTGAAAACGGGCACGGCCCAAGCCCTTGATGACGTTGCGACCAATGCGAAGGACAAGATCGCCGACCTGCAATCTGATCTCTCCGACGCCCTCATCAGCGGCGTGACGGACGGGAAGGAAGGCATGATGCGATCCTTCTCGAATATCCTGACCGAGATGGCCTCGCAGGTGCTCAAGAGCCAGCTCATGAACGCCTTTAAGAGCATTTTTCCGGGCGGTGGCGCAGCTGGCGGTGGCCTCGGCGGCATCTTCGGCAGCATCGGCGCGGCGCTTGGCTTCAAGGCCGATGGCGGCAGCGTGATGGGTGGGCGCCCGTACATCGTGGGCGAGCGCGGGCCGGAGCTCATGGTGCCCGGGCGGTCTGGCGCCGTTGTGCCCAATGACCAGCTCGGCGGCGGCGGGCTCAACTATGCGCCGGTGGTCAACATCAGCGGCGGCGCCAGCGCCCAGGATCGCGCCATCTTCTCGGCCGAGCTACGCCGCCAGAAGGCTGAGATCGCCGATATGCTCGCACGGAGGCGCTTCTGATGCCGCTTGCTTTCCCCTCGATCACGCCATCCGCCAGCAGCTGGGAGATCGTCAGCAACAGCCGGCAATTCGTTTCGCCACTCACCGGCGCGATTCAGACCGCGATCCGGGGCGGCACGCGCTGGCGGGCCACGCTGACCTTCGACAACCTCACGGGCGCTGACCGGGCGGTCATGCAGGCATTCCTGGGCCAGCTCCAGGCGACGGCGAACAATTTTTTCCTTGAGGACCACAGCTATACGCGCCGGGCAGACGGGGCTGGCACTGCTCGGGTCAATGGCGCAAGCCAGACTGGCAATCAGCTCATCACCGACGGCTGGACCAGCGGCAGCTATGCCTTCCTGGCCGGCGACTATTTCGAGGTGAATGGCGAGCTCAAAATGGTGGTGGCCGATGCCGCGATTAGCGCCGGGGCGGCGACGGTGCAATTTGTGCCTGAGCTCCGCGAGGCGCCGGACGATAACACCACGCTGACCTTGGCCAACCCGAAAGGCATCTTCCGCCTTACCACGCCCACCAGCGGCTGGAGCAATCAGCCCGGCGTTTTCAGCACCTTCACCATCGAGGCCGTTGAGGACGTGATCGCATGAGCCGCGACCTAAGCAGCGCCAACGCCACGGCGCTCGATGGCGTCGTTATTCGCCCGGTGGTTTTTGTGGAGCTCGCCTTTGATGCGCCCACAGGAACGCTCTATCTGCACGATGACATCGGGCCGATAACGGCAAGCGATTGGGATGGCGTCAGCCGCACCTTCGAGGGCGTTGGAGACTTCGGGGGCATTAGCAAGATCGACGAGGGGCGCGACGTTTCGCCCTACTCTGTCGAGCTAATATTGAGCGGCATCGACACCACCATCGCATCGCAAGTTCTGACGGATGACAGCGTGTTTCGCACCGTGCGCATTCTCGTGGGCCTACTCGACACTGACCGCACCTTGATCGATGACCCCCATCCTATGTGGGCCGGATACGTTGACGACCTGCAAGTGGCTATTGGCGCCGAGAGCGTGATCCGGGTGACCTGCGAAAGCCAGCTGGCGGCCTTCGAGAAGATCAATGGCCGACTTCAGAATGACGCGGATCACCAAGCCGAGTTCTCCGGCGATAAGTTCTACGAATACCTGCCCCAGATGCTTGATGCCAAGTTTCGCTGGGGTGGGCGCACGCAAAGCTTTAGCGGCCAATCCGCGACCGCCTTTGGCGCTGGGGGCATCGGTGGCCCAACCTATTTCAAGATGAGATGAACGCTCGCGAGGAGGCCGTCAGGAGCGTCACGCGGGCCTTTGGCGACCAGCCCTTTGCGTGGGGGCGCCTTGATTGTTGTCAGCTGGCCAGGGCCGTATTTGAGGCTTTCAGGGGTATCGATCCAGCGCCGGAGCTCGCCTACTCAAGCCAGGAGGAGGCTGAGGCAATCATGGCCCGTCACGGCGGCCTGAGAGGGCTTCTCAGCCATATTCTCGGCGACCCGTGCTCGGTAGATGAAACAAGCACGGCTGACGTGCTCCTGCTAAAATTGCCCGGTATAGGTGAGCTCGCTGGCGTCCGCGCATCAGATGGCGCCCTGGTGCCATTAAAGGTCGGGCTCTATAAAGCGCCTCTGCGCTACGCCCTCGAGGGCTGGAGAATCTGATGGCTCAGGCGGTTGCGGCAATCATCGTTAAAGCGGCGGGCACGAGTCTAAGCACTGGTGCAGCGGCTGCGATCACGGCAGCGGCAGCCGTCACGGACATTGCCCTGATGGCGGCCTACACGAAAAAGCAAGAATCCGACGCCCGCAAGGCAGCTGCCGCAGCGCCTCGCGATGCCATGATCCGATCGGCCGTCGAGCCCTGCAAGATTGTCTACGGCCGCGCCAGGGTGTCAGGCCCGGTGGTCTACACCAACACCAAGGCCACCACGGGCACGAGCGACAATAACACCCTATGGACGGTTGTGAGCCTGGTCTCTCATGAGTGCGAGGACATCGAGGCGATCTGGCTCGATGGCGATGAGATACCCTCCGCCATTATCGACTGGGCCGGCACCGGGGGCGTCATTAGCGGCACCTATGGGCCCATCGGATCGAATGAGGTCACCAACTTCTATCGACGCCTTGGGGCGGACATCCAGGGCGAGGTCACTGAGCTCTCCTCCGAGTTTGCGGACTGGACCGGCGCCCACGATGGTCGAGGGGTGTGCTACATCGTTTCCGCCTTTGAGCTCGGCACCTCCACCGGCGAGGGCGTCTGGTCAAATGGAGCTCCGCAAAACATCCGCGCAGTGGTAAAGGGAAAGAAGGTCTATGACCCCCGCCTGGACGATACCAACGGCGGATCAGGAAGCCACCGTCTGGCTGACCCTGCGACCTGGGAATGGTCAGACAATCCTGCCCTTTGCCTGGCCGATTACCTGTTCGACGCTGATCTCGGGATGGGCGCCGAGGGCATCGCCTATTCAGACATCGACTGGGCCATGGTGGCGACCGCCGCCGATCAGTGCGATGCCACCGTGACGGTGCCAGCTGGCGCCGTGACCAAGCGCTTCACCTGCAATGGTGTCCTCGATACCGGCACCGAGTATGCCGACAACATCCGCAGCTTGCTCTCCTCCATGGCCGGCACGCTCACATGGTCCGGCGGCAAATACCGCATCCGAGCGGCTGCCTATGAGGCGCCCTCCTTCGCCTTCACTGAGGATGACATCGTGGGCGAGGTGCAGGTGCAGCCCGAGCGCCCTCGAGCTCAGCGCTTCAACACCATCCGGGGCACCTTCGTCGATCCCGATCAGGACTATGCGGCCACGCAGTTCCTGCGCGTTCAGGATGCGACCTATCTGAGCACCCGGGACGGTGGGCAGGAGCTCACTACTAGCCTCGCGCTACCCATGACCAATGATGAGCACATGGCTCAGCGGCTCGGCTATCGAACTCTGAACCTGAACAATCAGCAAATCACGGCAGTGATCCCCCTCAACTGGAAGGCGCTCAAGGTGGGCGTGGGAGATCGCATCACGCTGACGATCAGCGAGCTCAGCTGGTCGGAAAAGGTTTTTGTGGTCGAGGCGTGGTCCTTTGATCCCGAAAAAGGGTTTGTGCTCACGATCAAAGAGGACGCGCCGGAAGCATATGCTGACCCGGAGCTCGCGGAATACAGCACGCGCACGGCAGCTGGCACCATTGTTTTCGGCACCACCGTGGTCCCTGCACCCTTCAGCCTCACGGCAACGCCGGAGGAGGAGGGCATCCTCCTCGAGTGGACGGCGCCCAGTATTCCGTCGGCCTATGATGAGATCGCGATCTATGCCTCGGCCGACAATCAGTGGTCGAACGCAGTGGAGGTGGGCCAAGTGCGCGGCACGCGCTTCCGGCACGAGCTCCCCAGCGGCACCACGCGATTTTATTGGGTGCGCGCCATCGACATCGAGGGCGAGGCGTCGCGACGGAATCCCGACTCCGACACAAGCACGGTGACGGCAACTGCTGGCACGATCAATACTTCGCAAATCAACGATGACGCAGGCGTTTTTGGCGCTGATGCGGGAATCGTTTTTTCGATAGCTTTGGGGTAGATCATGGCAAACACTTTTCTAAGTGAAACAAGCGCGGGGATAGGGACCTCAACTGTCACCGTTTACACTTGCCCCAGCGCTACGCAATCAACTGTCATCGGCCTACTGGTGGCGAATGTTCACAGCGCGGGGATCACCGTTGACGTTCAGCTAGACGCCTCTGGCCGGACCTCTGGAGCGGAGGACAGCGTTTACTTGGTAAAATCTGCTCCTGTCCCGGTAGGCGGAGCCCTAGTCGTCGTCGGAGGCGATCAAAAGGTGGTCATGGAGGCCGGGGATTCCGTTAAAGTGACCAGCAGTGCGGCCAGCAGCGCGGACGTTCAGTTAAGCCACCTTGATATTAGCTAGAATCAGGAGGTTCTAAGATGAACCTGAAACACAAGCAAGGCGATACGTTCGAGTGGGTGGTGACAGTCACGGAAGGCGGTGCGGTCGCTAATATCACCGATTGGGGCATTCGTGCGCAGATTCGGAATAATGATACGCTTATTGCTTCGCTGACGATCACTAAGACCGATGCCCTCGGCGGGGTATTTAGTGCGACGGCGACGGCGGCGCAAACAGACAACTGGGCGGCGGGGGTCCACAAGTGCGATATTGAATTTACGGATGCGGATTCAATCGTTTTCAGCACGGACACCTTTGATGTCACCGTGATCGAGGACATTAGCCATGATTGAGGTGGGCTTCCCCAGTTATAACAACTATCAGGTGACCATTGAAAATGCCTGGGGTGTTGCAACGGTGGCGACGGTGACAAGCGGAACCAGCTTTGCCGTTAATATCACGACCAACTCACGTTCTCTATTAAGAGAAGGCGGATCGCTTGGGCCGACCGATGCAATCTTGGCAGAGAATGGTGACTATCTGCTCACTGAATCTGGCGACTTCATTCTTCTGGGGTAAAGATTATGGCTAACGTAAAGATTTCAGAATTAACGACGCTGGCAGAAATTCCTGCGACGACCGATCAGCTTATTGTTAACGATGGCTCGACGACCAAAAAGATTGCGTACAGCAACCTAAATGGCGCCGCTGCAAACGTCAAAAGCTATGGCGCGAAGGGTGACGATTCGACGGACGATACCGCAGCGATTCAAGCCGCGATTGATGCCAATGATAACGTGTATTTTCCCAAGGGTCGGTACATCATCACCTCGCCGATCTACCTGTCCCGGAACAAGACTATCCGAGGCGACGGGATTGATTCCGTCATCATCAAGCAAGGGACTACGGTCGGGACCGGAAGCAATGTTATGCGGAGCGGTTCAATCACGGACAGCTACGCAGTCAACGCGGTGGTGATCTATACCCACGTTGACGATCAATTCGTCTATTCGGCAGGAATGTACGATATTCGTATTCAAGGCGATGATGACTTCAGCACGGCATATGGGATTTATGCCCCCAGAATGTCGCAATGCTTTTTCCAAAACGTGTCAATCCTCCGATGCAATACGGGGTATGGCACTTACGACACTTGGAACACCAGCTTTGAGCGTGTGACGGTTGACTGCTACAAGGTAAGCGCAGCCCTTGCCGCTGTACTCTCTGGCTTTAACGAAGAAGGCACCAGCAACCTGACTCGGGGCTTCCATTGGATTAAGGATGGCTCCAACTTGGGCACGGGAACCTCAAACACTTGGAATGGCTGCTATGTGCG